CAGGTAAACAATACGGTAATGAGATAGCTCATTCACAACAAGCACTTACTTATGCTATTCGTAGTTTTCTACGTTACCCAGACTTAGAAATTGCAAAAACAGAAATGTGGTATTTAGATCATGGCACAACTATGGAACAAACATACACTAGAGATGAAGCTATGGTATTTATGCCCAAGCTACATGAGCGAGCAGTAACTATGACTACTGCTACTAAATTTCCACCTAGTCCCAGTAATTATAACTGTAGGTGGTGTTCCTTTGGCAAAGGTCCAGAACCCCATTGTGAATGGGGCATTAATTAGTTATAATTAAATTACATAAGCGTTCACCCAAATAACACCGAACGCAATGGAGAAGTATAGATGTTAAATAATAGTATTCCTGCGCCCTACGCGCATCAACAAAACACAACAGATTTTATAGTAAACACTAAACAGTGTTTGATTACGTCTGACCCAGGCACTGGTAAAACTCGTGCAGTCCTGGACGCTCATGCTATACTCGGAGGTAAGACATTAGTCTTAGCGCCACTTTCAATATTGGAAGCAGCGTGGGGGGAGGATATAAATAAGTTCCAACCCACTATTAAATATGGAGTAGCTTATGCAAAAAATCGCACAAAAATATTTGAAGATGGTACATACGACATGGTCATCACTAATTTTGAAGCTGTCAACTTCTTACAAAAAAATCCACAATATTGTAAGCAGTTCGATACAATCGTTATTGACGAGTTTACCGCTTTTAAAAATCGCACAGCCAAGCGTAGTAAAAATCTCAACAAAATTATCTCACATTTTACTAATAGGATTGCCATGTCTGGTACTCCTAATAGTAATACTATTCTAGATATCTGGCATCCCTGCTATCTTATAGATGGCGGGAAACGTTTAGGTGCTAGATTCTATGCATTTAGACATCAAGCTTGTACACCTAAATTTAATGGCTTTGCTAATGAATGGATTGATAAGCCTGGTATAGAAGAAGTAGTAGCAACTAAGCTTAATGACATATCAATACGTTACGCTTTGTCAGATTGTATGGATCTACCAGACAAAATTATACGTACAGTTAACACTAGACTAACTCCTAACGTACAAAAACAATACAAGATGCTGGCAGATGAGTCAGTTTTGTATACAAAGTCAGGTACAGTCAACGCAGTACATGCCGCAGCTCGTGTCAAAAAGTTACTACAACTTGTGACGGGCGCTGTATACGACGAAGATGGAGTAGTGCAGTTTGTACATCAAGAAAGATACGACATAGTTATGACACTTGTAACACAACGTGCGCATAGTCTTGTCGCATTCAATTGGAAACACGAACGCGATGCGTTGGTAGAAATAGCACAGAAAGAAGGTATTAGTTACGAAGTCATTGACGGTTCAGTAAAACCTGAGAAACGTAGTGATATTGTAGCAAGGTATCAAGCAGGCCAGATCAAGGTCCTATTCTGTCACCCGCAATCAGCGGGCCATGGTCTTACATTGACTAAAGCTAATACGGTTATATGGTGTTCACCCACATACAATGCTGAGCACTACCAACAATTTAACCAGCGTATATATAGAGCAGGTCAAACACAAAAAACTGAAACAATACTTATTCAAGCTAGAAATACTTGGGAACCTGAGGTGTACAAAAAACTTAATACTAAGTTAGGTCGTATGGAAAACCTCTTACATATATTAAAGGAGATATCATGAAAAATTTAAACGATTTATTAGCAGAAACAGCTAAGGTTCGTAATCAAATCAAAGTTGTGCAATCAGAAGAAAAGCTTTTGAAATCACAACAACGCGAACTAGAAAGTCAAATATCTATTAGGATGCAAGAGCAAGGGCTCGATAAAATCTCTAATGATATTTGTACAATTTCACTTAAAAATGAGATTGTGCCAACTGTAGAAGATTGGGACCAACTGCACGAACATATAACTGATACTAATCAGTTTGAGTTATTGCAAAAACGTGTGTCTGCAACCGCCTACAGAGAACTTATAGCAGCTGGTATGGATGTACCGGGTGTTAAAAGTACGGAGTTGACCCGAATTAATTTTAGGTCAGCATAATATTAATATTAGATTAAAAAGGAGAACGTTCTATGTCTAATGATATAAGTATAGTAACGAGCACAATGCCTGCTCATTTAAAGAAAGGCACAAATCTGGGTAATGAAAACATTAGCTCAGAACATTTGTCTACACCACGTTTAAAACAGCTACAGCAGTTGTCAAACGAAGTAGATGAAAACCACAGCGAGTATATTGAGGGCGCTAAAGTTGGCGACTTCATTAATACTGTAACTAAGGAAGACTACGGTAAAGAGCTTTATCTAGTAAATGTACACTTCAAAGAAGAGTTTGTCGTGTGGAAACAACTAGAAAAAGGTGGCGGTTTGTTAGGTACGTTTCCTACACAAAACGAAGCTTTGCAAAAGTTAGAAGATGAGAAACTTAAAGTAGAAGACTATGACATCAACAGAACCCAGACTCATACTTTACTTAAAGTAGATGAAAAAACAGGTAATGTATCTGACATACCTTTTTTGTTTGATTGTTCAATTTCTAAGTTAAGAGTATCTAGAGAATGGAATACTCAAATAGCTAAGTTAGGTGGCGATAGATTTTCTTCATTATGGAAAATGTCTTCCGTGCAAACAGCTAACAAATCTGGACAACGGTTCATGAATATAGCTGTATCAAATGTAGGCTGGCTTAAAGAAGACACTTACAATGTTGCTAAAGGTTTTTACGATAAAACATTTGCAAATAAATCCTAGGTAAGTACGTGCAATCCGCGTGCGACGTTTAATGTCGCATGCACGATTGTGCTATACTCAGGATGTGCGTGAAAAGGAGTTCATAAATAAAGTCCATAAGAAACTACCTAAGGAAGTTTATAGGTGGAAGATCAATGATCCTTACCACGGCGGTGTAGCGGACACTTACTACTCAGGTCCTACAAATCATTGTTGGATTGAATATAAGTACAAAGAAGACTTGCCTACAAAGCTTAACTCAAAAATAAAAATTAACTTATCTGAGCAACAGCGCATTTGGCTTACTCGCCAAAAACAACATGGTGTCTTTACGTACGCAGTATTTGCATCTGGGGATCTCGTGTACGTTACTGAAGATTTTGCAACTACTCACATTACATTAGAGCAATTTCAAAAAGAAGCGATACCGTTTAAAATATTTGTAAAAGTATTAACTAATTTTTGTTTAGGAGAAACAAATGACTGATTATGTAAACTCACCTCCGCATTACAACACAGGAAATGTAGAATGTATTGTGGCAATAGAAGAAAGTATGACACCTGACGCTTTCAAAGGTTACTTAAAAGGTAACATTCAAAAATACATGTGGCGCTATGAAGCTAAAAAAGGCCTACAAGATGTCCTTAAAGCCCAATGGTACCTAAATAGGTTAATAAAAACACTAGAAAAAGAAGAATCTGTGTCTGATGCACAGTCAAGTCCGCCAGATAAATACTGATTTAGCTGGACCTAAGGCCTTGGTTACCTTAACAAAATGCCTTACAGAGCGCCCTGTGAGGTCATTTTCTTGCAAAAGACCTATTTTTTGATCTATGTTGCACAACCACGTTTCTTGGAGAATTATTTGCTGGATTACCATCTCTATGGTGTACATCCATTTGATCTCCCTTTTTAACACGACCATCTTTTAACATTTGCCTACGTATTTTATTGCGTTGCGCACGTCTTTTCTTTTGTGCAGGTGTACCTTGGTAGTTTGCATATTCTTTTTTATAATCTCTTGCCATTTAAATAGTATACACCTTCAGAGCTTTTGCTTTACCCTTTACTTTTATAGTATCGTGTAACCGAACCCCCGAGATCTTAGAGGCTGTACGTTCTCCAATTAATATATCTACACCAGCTTCTTTAGTTGCACTTTCTAAACGCGCCGCTGTATTAACTGCATCTCCTATTGCTGAATAATCAAAACGAGTATCCGAGCCCATGTTACCAATTACTGCTTCACCTGTATTTACACCTATACCAATAGCTACAGGTTCAGTTAATTTTTTTTGCAGCATTTTTATTGCCGTACGCATATCTTGGGCACAGGCGACAGCGCGTTGTTCGTGTTCATCTAAATCTAGGGGGGAGTTAAAGATGGCCATGCACGCGTCGCCTATGAATTTATCAACCATACCGCCATGAGCTTGAATGCATTCTACTTGTACAGTAAGAACTTTATTCATAATTTCTGTTACTTGCTCAGGTTCTAATTTTTCAGACAAATTTGTGAACCCCCTGACGTCGGTGAACAAGAACGTACAAGTTCTACGTTCTCCTCCTAGTTTAAGTAACTCTGGGTTGTTTTGTAATCGTGCAACTTGCCTGGGATCCAGGTAGTGTTCGAATTGTTTTTTTATTAATTGTCTAAGTTTAAATTGCTCATTAAACCTTAAATAAAATTCTTGTACTGATATAAGTATG